GATTAGAAATTAGACCAAGCGCCGACCGCCTGCTTTTCCATCGTCGGGCGCCCGATCTCAATATCTGTTACTCCGACCCCGCTACCCATGACCCATACACGGCAGCGTACATCTTGCATATCTACCATGCACAGAAACCACGGAGTAAAAATAACCTCATCAGTGTCTGCTGGCAGAGGTAGCGTTGACGTTAAATTGCCATCACCGAGCGCGACAACATGAGAAAGCATCCAAGTTCCGCTGAGTTTTGGCTGTAGATGTACGCCACAGTACGAAATTCTTGCCCCTGATACAAATTTAGTCTTTACGTGCAGCCCGAATCTAACCCGATCACCGACATTAATTCCGGTCATAAATCCTTGCAGGTCAATGCATATATCATCGCCTGCCGCTGTAAATTCAGCGCGCGCAACGACGTTATTTCCGTAATCGTCACCATCGTTATCGATAGTTCGTGGTGCTGAATACGTTGTTCCGCCACCTGCGCCTGAGAAGGTGGTCGATCCGGTAAATTTGCTTACCGCGACGAGTCCCGGAACTGTCCCGCCTGCTGGCGATGTGCCACCTGCAGTGGTTAAAAATAGTGGATTCTGGAATCGGTTGCTGATATTGAGAACGTCCGACGACGCCTCTGCAATAGTCCACGGCAGCGGGATGGTTCGCGGAACTAGCTTTGAGTATTTTTTATAAGCATCAAGAGCGCACATCTCTGCACTTACAGACGTGTCATGAACTCCGTCTGATCCTAATACGCCTGCTCTAGCCGAGCCGAGAGCGGAGGCGGGATTGACTAGTACTTCCCTTGATATGTAATAAACCCCGTTCTGTTGGGCGCACCAAGAGCGCATCGCAACGTTAAATCTTGTAGCGTTTTTCCCGGCTGTCGTGTAAAAAAGGGTATCCCGAGAATCATTCGGCATCCAGCACTGGAAAAACACGGAAATTCCTTTATTGATGATTTTCTTTATTAGCTGCTGCGTGTTAATGACTGCGACTTCTGCTGAAAACCCGCTGGCTCTTGAGTCATTGGCGCCAGCTTGCAACCAGATAGCGTCTGGTCTTTCTGGCAGCTTCGCTAAATCCCGATCTAGGTCATCGACCATGTGCCATGCCGGTTTCATGTTCGCGGCCATATTGCCCATGTAAACCCACGGCGCACCGAGTTTTGCATTTAGCGCATGGAATATCCCGGCTCTTGTCTGGTGCGAGTCTGGAACAATGCACAACATTGACGAGGTAACAGGCGCCCGAATGGTGCTTACGATTGCAGGCGCAGCCCTTGGGTCAAGCGGGAACGAAAAGCTCGTCGTACTTAGCCAAGTAATTACAAACTCCGCAGACCAATATGGATCAGTCGAATTGACGATCCGCGCCTTCGTTCCGGTTAGGAAATAATGCGCCGTCCCCGATGTGTATACGCATGTTCCGCTGCCGTCATTTACCAGCAGATTGACGGCCAGCCACTTATTAGCGTACTGCACACCCGAATCACCGTACAGCAGGACAGTTCTGATTTTATCAAGCGATTTCGGCACGGCGCTCTGCACAGCAGTATACGCACTAGGGGGTGATAATTCACTCCCCCCGGTGAGAGTCTTAGTTGCCGTCACATAATCAAACGTGTCGTCATCAACAAACTCTGCGTGCCGCGTCAGCTTTGCAGCAAGTTCCGGCTCAACCAACCGCGTTTGATCTGGCATGAACTTGAGGCCAGAGCCGTAAAGATTATCGACAAACGGCGTATCATTGCCGATATATTTGACACCTGTTTTTGTCGGGTCGCTGCTCATAGTGGTTCCTTAGAAGATATGTGACTTGTTGTGTTGAACTGAATCAGTGCGCGTCGAGCGGCGCATGTCGCTATCCGGCAGCGGGCCAAAGTAACGGGTGAATTTATCCTCGCGCTCGGCGGCCTTGGTTGGGTCGAAGCCGTCGGCATCGGGGATCAGGAACGCCTTGTGCAGCGCCCAATCAATCAAATGAACGTGATGCGACTCGTGGATTTCAGGAGAGTCGTCGTCGGATTCCATGTTGCCCATCGGCAGGCGATAGCCCTCAATCAGCAGTTCGTCGCCAGCGAGGATTTCGCCGACGATACGAATACTGGTGTCGCCCTGAATAGCTGCATAGGCCAGGCAGGTACTGGCCCGCCAGCCGGGCTCATTGGCATTGAGCCATTCGCGGCTGCGCAGTTCAATCGACTGCATTTCGCCGGCCGCATTGACGATATTCAGGCTGACGATTTCGTACAGCTTGGCGTGCAACGGGTAGGTATGCTCCCCGACGCTCAGGCTGATTTCACAAACCGCCGAATCGCTCTCTTCAAGAATCAGGCGCCCACAAACACACGCCCGTTGCTCGGCCTCATTCAAAAGGTCTTTGATTGTCTGGTCGGACCACAGATAAGGCTTGACCTCATCCCTGGCGTCAGCGCGAAAGCGGCGGATGAGTTCAGCCAGATTCATGTCAACGCGCCCCGAACTGCTCAACCAAGCCAGCTACCTGCACGCGCAAGTCCTCGGTCTTCTTGCGGCGGTCGAGTGAAACCTCGTATTTGGCAGCATAGGTTTCCAGTGCGCCTTTGTCCATACTCTCAATCGTCAGCAGCACACCCTCAACTTGCTCACGCTCCTGCTTGTCCTCTTGGCTGATCTCGTTCTGCAATGCTAGAGCAGCCTGAATCTCTTCGGCAGTGTTCTTCCCATCGGTTGTCGGCTTGAATTCGGCAAACTTACTGAGACGCCGGGCCGCATCAACCGTGACCAGTTTGCTATCGCCCGGCTCCCACGAAGTCTTTGATGCTTTATCCTTGAATGCCTTGCGGCCGTTATATTTGAGACGCACCAAGTCCACGGTGACTTCCTTTCGTTGCAACAAAATAGCGAGGCGAGCTAACCCGCCCCGCTTGGGCTAATCAGGCGCGCTTATTAAGCAACGCCTTCGCTGGCACCAAAAACGATAAAGTCGAGCTTGCTGGCTTTGGCATTGGCCGCGCCGGCCGTGGTCAGGATCAACCAGGCATCCTTGGGCAGCGTCACCGAAGCATTCGTGGTGACGTTGCGCAGACGGGCCGCAGTCGCCAAAGACTGGCCGGCAGCAAGGAAATAGTCATCATCCTGCGGCACGGCTGCGACATCGACGCCATCGACGTACTCGAAACCGATCTTGCCGGTCACGGCGGCGGTCATGGCCACCGAGAGAATCGCCAAGCTGTCAAGCAAGGTGGTGCCGGCCGGAATAACGCCGATGCGCACCTTGTCGGCGATAGCGATTGCGGCGGTCGAGTCGGCGTTTAGCGCCGCGCCGGTAGCGCCGGTTTCAAGGGTGTATTTAAGACCGTGGGTATTGCCCCACGGCGTAGCCCCGACATTGAGACGGGGATTGAACTTCTGGGTAATCGTGGCCATTTGAGCCTCCTGAATTGGGTCAAAGTACCGGGCCGCCCGTAAGCAGCCCGGCGTTTGCTACTTAGTTACGGGCGCCGATGATTGGCACAGCGGTATCAATGGCGATAACGCCGTGGTCCGTGTAGTGCTTGGCACCGTTGCCCTGATTCACCAGCCAGCGAATTTTGGAAAGACCCTGGATAGCACCAATCAACAGTTCCATCTTGTCGTCGTGGTCCCAGCCCTTCTCCTTCCAGAAGAAAGGCATGCCGCCGTGACGGCTGGAAGCGAAGGCTTGGGCCAGTGCTTGACCGCCGAGCAGCAGTGCACGATCAACTGCATGAGTCGTACCGAAGCCGGCCGGCACAACGCAGGAGGTTTCAGTCTCCGTCTCGTTCGAGGCGCAGTACATGATGGTGTCGCCGGCATAGAAGCGAATCGGCTTCGGCATCTTCATCAGCAAGACGCCATTCCACAAACCGACTTCGCCCAAGAATAGCGGGTGATTGCCCGCCTTGCTGGCACGGGCCAATGCGCTGGCCTGGAACTGGCGGAAGTTGGCATCCTGCGAAAACGCGTGATACTGAGCCGGAGAAACCAGCATGCAGCGCAACGGCGAATCTTCGGCCACCACGTCGCCCGGAATCTTGATAGCGGGCGGTGGCAGAGCAATCGACTCAATGACGGTACGGACGCTATCGACCACATCCATTGTCAGCAAGTCAGTGGTGGCCAGGTCAATATCGCCGACGCTGACTGCAAACGGCTTGATGGCATCACCGTCAGCGATGAAGTGACGGTTCTTGGTCGGAGCTTTGACCTGATTAATCGCCATCTCGGCGAAATCTGCATGACTAGCGGTAGGCAAGCGCCATTCGATATTGTCATGGAAGCCTCGGGCACCGGCCAAATGCACCAGCATGGACTGATCCTGATAGCCGTCCATCAAGGACTGTGCAATCGGGCGGCCAATCTTGCGGAAATCAACCGGCGAGCGAATATCGCTCATGGTGTCGCCGAGATCTACCGGGAAACGCGCCTGATTGACGCGAACACGGGCCTTGTCGAGCGAGATCCCGACACCCTTGCCTTCAGCCTGGCGGGAACCCATGATTGGGTAAGCGCCAGTCGGCTGGACGAAATGGAATTCAACCTCGTCGCCCTTTCCGCGAGACAGATCAACCGTGCGGACAATCGGCATGTCGGTACTGGTCTGCTTGCGCACGACTTCGGCGACTTCGCTTTCGCTGGATGGCATCTTGCCGACCATGCGGTTCATGGTGGAATTGCGCTGCATGGACTGAGTGAACAGCCCGGCAGCCTGGACAAACTGAGCGTTGGGAGATCCCGCAGCCGTGGTAGTTTTGGACATTATGTCCTCCTAAATGGGATGGCGTAGCCTCAAAAGAGGCACGTTGATTGATTGCTTGTGGGCGCGAGTGCTTACACCATGCTGTTCATGAGTCGATTGGCCTTTTCCGGGCTCAAACTCGCCATGAATTCCATGAGCTTTGCGGGATCTCCGGCCAGTGCGGTTGCGCGTTCCACGTCGCTAACCCCGACTGAGCCGCCAGACAATTCGGACAGGCTGGCCGGCACTACGTCGGTAGTGGCCTTGATGGCTGCGCCGATCCTGGCCTTGATGGCCGCCTGTTGATCCGTTGCTGGTTTTCCAGTTGCTGCCTTGAAGGAGTCGAAAACCTCGATCACCTGCGCTGCCGTACCTGATTGCAGGATTGCAGCGATGCTGCCCTGCGCGTAGGACGGCTGTGCCGCTTGCCATTGGGCGAACTCGCCACTCTCCAGAATCGAGTCGGTATCCTCGTGGGCGGTGTAAATCGCCTTGTAATGCCCGGTCGTCGCATCCTCTTGCTGCTGCTTGAACATCGGCGCCAGCAATTCATTAACCCGCGCATCCACGCGAGACTGAACCTGGGTCGACATTTGCGCATTGATCAGCGTATTAACGCCACGCGCTATGGCCTCTTCCGAAAAGTCGCCGAACAGATCAGGGTCAACGCCTTGGCCGATGGCGGCCTGGGCAATTGATACCTGCTGATCAGCGTTCGTCTGCGCCTGGCCGGCATTGGCGCGAGCCGTTGCGTCAGCCGTGGCGGCAGCGAGGTTGACTTGCTGCTGCGCGCTCAAGTCGGCCAGTTGCGATTTCAGAGTGATGTTTTCCTCTTCCAGCGTTTTGGCGCGGCTACGAGCTTCAGACAGTTTTTCGTAGGGAATGGTGTAACTGCCGGACTTGGCAGCAATCGGGGCGCCTTCGACTTCTTCAGTCTCCGGTGTAACGACTGCGGCCGGCTCGGCGGCGGGTGCGACATTGCTCGGCGTATCCACATCCGTGGCGTCGAGATTCAACGTGCCGGCTGCGGCGGCGTCGAGTAGTTTCCATGCTGCTTGGGCTTCGGTGCTCACTATTTGCGCTCCATCCCAGCTATCCGGCTGGGCCTGATTGGGTTGCGCTCCGTTGTGCTGGAGCGGTTACGCCATTCGCCTTAGCGTTTGGCTTGGCGCGATTCTTGAATAAAAGCCAGCATTTTTAGCAGGTGCAAAAAGAAAACCCGCCGAGTGGCGGGCTTGTGTGCAGCATTGAATCTCCTTAAACGTTATCGGCCACGGTGGCCGTTTCAATGCCACCCATGCCGGACGCCGGTTGCTGCGGCACAGGTGGGAAGTTCGGGCTAGTGTTTTGCTGCACACCAGGCGGCAATTCGGGCGGTACTTGTTCGATAGCCGGTTGTGTAATGGCCGCAGTCGGGTAATTAGGATCGTCACCTCCGGGAGTCGGCGCCTGATAGCCTGCAGACTGCATAATCGCATCGGCGATCGGCGCAATCTGCGGCATCTGTGCCACCTGAGCGCCGCCTTGCATCGCCGAGAATGCCGCCGCCACGCCAACCTGTACCGCATCGGCCATCAGCTTCTTGATCTGCGCATCGGTCAGCCGTTCCTTGTTCGCAATCTCGCGCTCCTTGATGTCGTGCATCAACTCCTGCTTTATCTGCTCGCGCATCTTTTCAGGGTCGGCAGCCTCTTGTGCAGCCCGAACGGCTTCTACAAACTGTTTTTTCCTCGGCAAATCCATCAGATCAACCTGGAACGGGATGGCGGCGCGCTGAATGTCTGGCGGGGCGCCCTTGATTGATTCGGACAGCGTTGAAAGCTGTTGGGCGCGGAAGCTGCTCGAACTCGGCACATCCTCAAGCGATACTTTCATTCTGGTGCGCAGCACGTCATTGCTCAGGTAATGCAAGCCAGTCTCCGGGTCTTGCTCAGGCTTGTTCAATACCACCTCGCGGGCTTCGTTCAGCACGTCGCCCTCAATCACTACCACCTCCTCCTCGTGGCCGATGTCCTCAATTTCCATCGCCAGCAGCATTTCACCGACCAATGCCCGCGCCGCTTTGAAGTTGTCCATCAAGTCAGCAATCGACACCTGCGACTGTTCGAGCTGCGTTTGCTCCTGCAGGCCGGAACGCGCCGTACCTTGCCGGCCTTGCAGCGAAGCGGTAATGCCGCTCACTCGCTCAATCGACGCCCGCGAATCAGCCATCAACTGAAACTGCTGCGCATTGAGCTGAAAATCGCGCTTGACCTCGAAGCGAGCGCCTGGGTTGGAGCGGAAATGCTCGGCATCGAGCACAATGTCGGCGTCAGGTCGGGCAACTTGGCGACGAAATTGATCGTCTGACATTGCCACGGCACCTTTGGTCCGCTCGGTGCGGGTCGCAGCCAAACCCCAGCGCAGCTTGGCAATCGTACTGTTGAGATTGTCCTGCGGGAAAACCATGTCGCGGACCAGCGCGAATGGAATGCCGGTCATGTCCTCGCGGTAGCCCCAGAACGGCACATAGGGAAAATGTGGGTGCGGATACGGGCTTGGCGAATCATCCAGACAATGCGGCCCGAGCCAATAGCTGCGACGAACGCGGGCCACGGTGGATTTCTCCAGATTGCCTTGACCAGACATTACTGCGGCTTGGTGCGCCGGATTGTCGGCATCGAATTCAACCGCTCGACCGCCGCGCAACTTGAGGACATAAACGCTCACCCATCGGCGATACCACAGTTCGACAATGCACACCTCGTCAGTTTCCCGGCGATACCATGCCTGTTCCTTGGTCGTCCAGGCGCGGTTGACGTTGATACCCGGCTGCAATCCGGTACTCATGCCACCCTCAACAACATAACCGCCATAACCACCCATGCCGCTCGCCGAATCGGCACCGTCGATCAACTCCTTGTGCTTGGGGAATGCCGACTTGGCGCGTGATTTCTTGGTGAATTTCTCCCGCACCAACCAAGCCGCATCGCTTAAATCGGATTCCTTGGCGCGCATGTCCCAATAAATCTCGTTGCGATGGACGTAGCGGCAGCGCTTGTTGTAGCCAAACGGATCATTCGACCTTGCCACCTCAACCCAGCCAATGCCAACGCTGCACTGTGGCCGGAACGCGGCACTCATTGCCTCATCGGCCTTGGAATGACGCTCGGCTTTGTTGAGTTTGTAATTCAGCGCATCCGAAACATCCTGTCCCTGCGGCTCACCATCCGGTGTAACGCGCCAATCGGTTCGCGTCTTGGCTTCGTAGCCGCAGACTGTCGCAATCGCCGGGCCGACAATGTTTTCCTTGGCCGGAGGAATCCCGACTTCGCGCAGCCGCTGCAACAGTTTGGAGTCCAGTTGATTGCCGTCGACATAATCGGCCTCAATGTCGGCCTGCAAACGCCACGGCGGCTGGTCAATAACCTCGTCAATGATCGTGGCGTACTCTTCGACGGTCATTGCTTCGCCGAGATTGGCGGATTTGGGCGGTGTCATGTAGTTCATTTGGTGCCTCGTTACGTGCGCCAGTCGGCGGGAGGGGGTTCGTCGTATTTGTTGTATTGCCGGGCACTAACCGCAAAAGTCATGGACAGCGCATCGCCGCAATCAGGAGACGAAAGGCCGCGCCTCTTCATATCCTCTTTTTTTTCAAGCTGGATACGCTGCTTGGCATCGAATCCATACTCCGGGCCGATCAAGTCGTCACGTAACTCGCGGTCATCCGGTATTTCAAGCCCGGCACGCAACGCATCGCGCATCAATCCCCAAAGCTCGGCACGCCGATTGAAATACACAACCGGGTCCATCGGCGTGCTGCCGCCGTTCAGTTCTGTCACCATGTCGCCATAGCCAAGCTGCTTGAGGCGATCCACGACACCAGCACCGACACCAACGCCATCAACCACAACGGCATCCGGCTTGTGGGTATCGATGTATTCAATCACCCGCGCTGCCAAGGCCATCAAATCCAGACCTTTGTACTTGGTCATCGGCCATGTCTTACGCCCTTGCCGCAAGCAAAGCACGCTTGAGTCATCGCCAAACCGAGCCACATCTACCGCCAATATCTTCGCTTGAGACTCGTAACCCTCGGCGCGATAGACCACGCATTGATCGACGTACTCGCCTGAAATGAACTGGTTTGATCCGGCGCGGGGAAATTCGCCGCGAACGCGAACGCGAACAAAGTCGGAATCTTCGCCGTAATCCGAAACCCACTGATCAACCTGCTTACGATCAACCATCCTGGCTGTTCGGCTATCAATCTGCCGGGTCTCCCAGCGATGACGAAACTTCCCGAAGCACTCGCGGAATGATCCGGTGTTTCGCGTTGGATTGCCGAACGCCACCCACTTCGCACCAGCGGTCGTCATTGCGCCCTCAACCACATCCCAAATTGTTGAGGCGATGTTGCTGGCCTCGTCAAACACGACCAACACATGCTCTTCGTGAGTGCCCGCGAAAGCCTCGGCGTTGTGCTCGGTCCACGGAATAGACGCTGCAAACCAAGTATCCGGCGAATCTTTGAGAAAGAATTTAGTTGCCGTGTATTCAAACCATGACGAATTACGCGCCTGCTTGTTCCACTTGGAAAGTTCGCGCCAAGTCTTTGTGTCAAGCTGGTTCTTGGTATTGGCGGTCACGACAATCTGCGGGTCGGGCCGAGTGGCAATAAACCAATGAATCAGCCAAGCAATACAAGCCGACTTGCCGATGCCATGCCCGGAAGCAACGGCTAATCGCTGGTTGCGCACCACAGCGTTAAGCGCATCGCACTGCCAAACATCGGGCTCAACCCGAATTACCTCGCGGACATAGGCGACGGGATCGCTGAAATACTCCTTAGCGATGAATGCAGCGTCGTTACTCACCGGACCGCGCCTTTCGGATGGCGTCTGCGATACCTTCAACCGCATCGCCAATCTCGGCATCAATCTTGAACACCCTGCGCTCAAGTTCAATCTTTACCTTCAGCGTATCGGCAAGCTTCTTTGCGGTATCGGTATGCGACGGCAACGCGATAACCTTGCGGTAAAGGTCATTCAACTTGTCCGCATTACCATTCTCATCCACGGAGGCGAGCATCTCTCCGAGCTTGGAAAACAACTCTGTGCCGCTCAGTTCTGCCTCAAGCCGATCAAACAGCAGTTTGATAATTCCATCCATGCGGCCCAATGCTTTGTGATGCGAGCGAATAACGCTGGCCATCATCTCGGCGTTAGCATCAACTATCTGCCGCTCGGAAACTTTGGCCTCTTTGGAAACCTCGCTGGAAACCTCGCCCTTGGAAACTATCTCTGCAGCCTTGGCCTTTATCCTGTCAGACAGGTCTCGGCTCCATTGCTCTGCATCTGCACGCTTTCTGATTGCGGTGTGAGAACAGCCAAACTCTTCACCTATCTGACGAAGCGTTTTGATCCCCGCGCGGTACTCGCGCTCTACCGCTTCCCAGTCAATCGGCTTCTTTACTTCGGCCACAAGAAAATTCCCCGCACTATTGATAGATGCCGGGATTGTGCGAAACAAGCCAGCATTTCAGCGGACAAAGGCCCGCATCAACAACCCGTAGTCACAGACACTGCGGATCGTATCGCGCTCCCTCTTGCTCCACATCCGGCCGGGATAGAGTGCGTAGGTAAAAGGCTTTGAGACGCAGCCGGCCTCGGTAATCTTGACCGTATGGCCGGTAACATGCGCCACTTCACGCTCGCATAGCCAAAATACCGCAGCCCTAACTGAGCGCTCGATGCGATGCTGGCTGATGCCGCGATGGCTCTTTTCCAGCGCACGGGCAATATCGCAGGTAGTAAACGATGCCGAATCGTCGTCGTTCTGCAATTTGCGCATTGCGTCGAAGACTTCCTCTGCGGAGACGCGGAAATAAGGTCGGTCTAGTGCGTGATCCTTGCGAATGAGTCGCACTGCTTGCTGATTACCCATTACCCAGCCCTCCGAACCCAATGCACCCAGAAGCCACGCCCCCATGCTGCTGTGTAAAGCACGCACAGGCCGAATATGCCCCATTGCCCTGCCTGATACGCGGAATAGAACCACGCTGGCTGCCCGGCCAAGCCGAACAGGCACGCGAACCGGCGCAGCCGCTCGCTACCGGACTGGACAAGGACAATGGCGGTTACGCCAGTTAGTGCGATGGCCAACTGTTCGATCATGCGGCCCTCGCAAAATTATTTTGATTCGATGCAAAATAACTAGTCAATTGATGGCCTGTATTCGACTTTTCCATCTGGATCGACAAGGGCCAAAACATCAAACTTGTCGGGTTTTGGGCTGGCGTATTGCAAGTGACCAGCAGCCCCCCTCTTTGCTGATTTAACTTCAACCCTTACCAGCTTGCCGTCCATATCTGCAATCAAATCAGCGGATGACATAAACGTAATTGCTCGGTAAACGGGGATGCCCCTGCGCAGCAAATCGGCGCATGCGTACATCTCCGATGTTCCGCCAATGAAATGCGACCCGAGCTTTTTCTCGTTGCCGAATTGTCCTTTCCATACGCGCGGGTTGCTATGTATTCCAGGCATCTGTTTTTTAAATTCGATCCCCTTTGTTTTTGCATGGGAATAAACGGACTGTCTGGCGATCCCAAGGGTCGTAGCAATCTCGGTTGCGGTGATCAATGGGTTTGCCTCAACTAGCGCCATGATCTTCTTTGCCGTGGTTCCGTGCTTCATGATAACTTCTTTCATTATTTAATTTGACAAGTTATTATAGCACATATATATTGAAGTCATGGGTAGCGCATCGCAACCCGATCAACAGGAGAAAATCATGACCTACTACGTAACAGGAACCGGAACTGACTTTTGGATCAAGACCGGCGCGAAGACGCTTAACGGTGCGAAAGCAATTGCTAGCAAGAAGTTTCAGCAGTCCGTTGGCGGCAAGATAAGCGTCGGTGAAAAGTTCAACGAAGGCGAAGGCGTTGAATTCGAACAAATCATCCCGATGGCCGTTAAGCACGGTTATGAAAAGTGGTCTAACCTTGGCTAACCCATCCCCATCCGAAATCCGGCAGGACCGCGAGCTTGCCGGGCTTTCCAAGTCAATCAAGGATTGATCATGAAAACCAATGAAATCGCCCTTTTTTGCACCAGCGGCGTGATTCAATATGCCGCTTCCGTCGAAGCGATGCTTGCCGAGTACAACAAGAACGGCCGAATCTACGAAGTTCGCGCAGATGATGCCGGCAATCAGATCCTTTGGCACAAAGGACATAAGTACAGTGCTGGCACCTTCAAGGCCGCCGGTCGTGCTTAACCCGACGCCGGAACAAGTCCGAGCGGCGCGAACTGCTGCCGGGCTTTCCACTTCCGAAGCATCCGCGCTAGTGCATCGCACGCAACGCAACTGGCAGCAGTGGGAGTCAGGAACGCGGTCGATGGATGCCGCGCTGTGGGAGCTTTTCTCGCTCAAATCGAAGGCCCGGTGATCCGGGCTTTTTTTACGCCCCAGCATTCGCCTTACCCCGAATTGCCTGAGCGAGAATCTTCCCTACCTGCTCCTTGGTCTTGCCGATCTCCTTGGCGATTTCGGACTTGCTGCGACCTGCCTTGAATAGCGCCATGACTTGCTCGGCGGCGGTCATGGCTTGACCAATCGGGCGTACTTGTCTCGGCATGGTGCGCAGTAGCCATCTACCAGCCTGCCGCTCCACTCACCGCAACCGTCGCATTCGCCGGGGTTGCCCGGAGGAATCAGCGCGGCAATGCGCGATGCCTTGGCAACAGCATCGGATACGACGTTTTCAATATTTGGTGCGGAGCGGTCTGCGTCATCCATTTACGCAATTTCCATTTGCCATTTTATATCCGTCTGCTATACTGTGACTGCTTACTGCGCAGCAATCATTTTACAACTGTTTGCTGCTTTATGAATAACAATCAACCGCTTACGGAGAGCGAATCATGACCCATGAACTAATCACCAAACTGCTTGCGGTTTGCATCCACGAACCGCGTGGAGAACATAACCTTGAGGGCTACCAGCGCGGCGAATCCTATCAATGCGAGCTGGTCGAAGGTAAGTCGCCCCGCTATTACCGGATATGGCCGAAAGATGCTACCCATGTGCGCTACCAGTGCGCGTTGCCGCGTGATTTGTTGCGCTACTTTCGGCTTGAGGAGGTTGCGTGATGACTGATCAAAACGGTATCGCCCAAGGGGATGCGCTAACCAGCGAAACATTCGCCAATTTCGTTACTCGCCTGCGTCATCATTGCGAAGGTTCCGGTGTCGAGTGGCATTGCACGGCAGACGCCATATTCACGGTTCAGGCAAAGCGCCGGGTTGCCGGTATTGACAAGGATTACACGGATAATTGGATCGTTTATTGCGACGAATCGGAGTGGTTTAGCCCACAGTCGTATTGGGATGATTTGGACGACAAAGGCCGCGAGTATCTGGATGCAAAAGCCAAAGATGATAGCGATTGCAGCTTTCTGGAAATGGGCGAGCCCGAGCAGTGGAGAATGCTTGGAAAGCTTCAAGACCACACAGTAACCGGCTACCAAGAAGAGTGGGAGCATGTGAATTCCCACTTCACGAAAGAGGCGGCAGAGGCGTTCATCGCTCGCAAGAAGCATGATTACCGCCTCGGTTTGCGTGTCTACGTCGATGCTCAAAGCCATTGCTGGGAGTGGAACGCAATCAAGGATGCTCTGATTGATGGTCGGCTTGTGTTTTCAGAAGAGAAAGGCGGCGCAGCATGAACCAATCCCACCACGTCGAGCCATCGCCCTACATCCACAGCAATGTTCGCCGCTATGTCGCCCCTGAAATGCAGGATAAGCGGATTAAACCAGTCGGCTACACCAATCCGGCCGGAAAGCGCGTCAGCGTTCACGAACTCAGCCGTATCCTTCGAGAAAAGATTATCGCGCTACTTTCGGACGGTGAAAAATGGTCGGCAAAGGAAGTGGCTGAAGTTCTCGACTCATCGCGAACATCCACGCGACGGCACTTGAATTGCCTGGTTGATCTCGGCATTGCCAGATGCACGCCGGGGTATATCAGGACGTCCCGGGAGCAGCTTAAATACTGGATTAATAAGACTGCAGTCAACACTGAAAAGGAGTGAAAAATGGAAACATACCAACCGATTTACGATGCAGTGCGGAGCAGGCTTGGAAACGGCGACATCGGGGCGGCTGTTGAGTCGGCAATGCGAGACGCCAACGTTCC